ACGCCACAACCGCCCCGGTGTGTGGACATTCGATGGGCGCAAAATCGGCAAGAGTGTCACGGCTGGATCATATGCCAGCAAGGCCGACGCAATTGTGGCAATGACTGATGCAGTTAATGCCTTCAATAAAGACCAAGCTTTGAACCCGATCGAAACCAAAAGCTGTGCGGACTTGATTGAGGAGTTTATCACGCACACTAAAGATCGTGTGTTTGTGCATGAGGAGATTGGCGAATCATCTGCCGATACGATTATCAGGAACATCAACCTAGCGCGTGATTTCATTGTCCTTGGTCGCCGGTTAGAAACTGCAAACCTGTTCGAAATTTGCCGGCTGGCACACAAGGAAAAGATCAGCGCATCTATCATCGGCGCTATCAAAAAACTGGGCGGCGACCCAAAGTCACAAAAGCAGCGATACATCCATATCAAGATGTTCTTCAAGTTTTGTGTCGGCACCGGACAGATTTTGACCAACCCGCTGGATGAAGTGAAGTTCCAAATCAAAGGTGAAAAAGTAGAGGACGCGCGCGCACCGAAGGTGCAGCCACAAGTCATAACCGGGCTGCTCGACAAGGGGCTGGATGGCGAAAGCCTGACGCACCGCGCAATGATCAACTGCTATTTTGAGACAGGCGCCCGGTTGTCTGAGCTGCGCGCTTTGTCCCGTGAAAATGTCAGCCGTCAGAAAGATGCGTCGGGCAAATATGTCAATCCGGGCATCGACATTGTGCAAACGCTGAAGGCTAAAACAGATAAAGTTGGCCCACCAAAATCTTCAAACGGTTACCGCTTTATCCCTGTCAGCCCTGCCACAATGAAGCTGATCGAAGAGGCGATGCTGCAATGCAAATACAAAAAGCCAACAGACTTTGTGTTCGCCAATGGCGTGGGCAAGGCGGCTGACAAGCACACTCTTCGCCGCCTGATCAAGCGTGTGGCAAGGCGTTCTGGGGTTTACGATATCGCTGCGATAGAAGCGCAGATCGTCCTTGAAGGCGGCTACAAAAACGGCGCCGGCAAGTGGGTTGATATAGTTTCTGATGAAGACGCAGAAAAGCTGACACATCAACAGAGACTGGCGCGGCAAAAGCATATTCGCCGGGCTGTCGATTTGCAGCTAGCCAACATGGGTGACTTCAGACATTTCTTTGCGTCAGCAATCTATGCGCGTGGCAAGGATTGGAAAGAGGTCACGAAATACATGGGGCACCACAACTCACAATTCACAGAAGATCAGTATCAACACCAATTCTCAGGCCAGACCGAAGCAGACGAAAGCATTCGTGGCACAATGCAAAGCTTTAGATAAAAACAGGGGCCAGTGTTTGCAGCTTCCGCCGCTCGACACTGGCCCCCTAAACTGTGCTTTCACCATATCCCTACGGCGGTACTCACACAGCTATTCTGATTTTATCATTTCATCGGCAGTCAGGTTCCGCAGCCTGTCAATCTCGCTTGCCGGTATCCACCATTTCCGACCATCACGCACAGAGGCGATCTGTTTGTTCTTCGCCATGCGGTACACAGCATCGCGTGTGCCGTTGGTGTACCGCCCGAAAAGTGCCGTCGCCATGTCGCGGACACTGATCAGCGCTGGCCCCGGCCTGTTCATGCCGAAATCCCCAATAGATTTTTGACCATGCCTTTTAAACGCGCATACAAGCTCACTGGCTGGCTTGGGGTTGGTTTGCTCACAATGATACTGGGCGCCTTGACAGGCGGCGCTCTGTGAGCTTCTGAGCGCTTCTTTTTTTCCCAATGTGCTTTCATCGCCCGGCTTTGACGGGCCTTCTCCGCAGCGGTCCAGTGTCTAGCCATTGTTGAACCCTCCGCTGCTGCCAAAGCCGCCCGGAGCTGGTTGCGCTGGTGCCGCAGCCGGCTGCTGTGTGCCGGGGAATTCTGTGTTGGCAAAAAGATTGAAAGCGCCAACCTGTGGCCAGTTGTTGTAATCGTCGCCTTGCCGGTGATCGAACACCACCCGGAAGCTGAGATCATTGTCTATGACGAGCTGGCGAATCTGATCGCATGCCGCGTTTTTTGCGGCGTCGTAGCGATCATCTTTTTTGGGATTGACCCAGCAGCTTGCTTTCAATTCCATCACTTGGCCGTCCGCACCGCGCGCAAACTCCAATGTGAATTTATTGTTCTTGAATGTTGGCTTGCCCGACATTGGTGAAGCTCTCCTGTTTTTTAACGAATGCTGCGCCTACAGTGTTGTAAACATCAAGCGCGGCGCTCTGAGCGCTGATGATAATTTTGGAATTTTCTTTGTCCCACGCATCTAGCGCATCGAAGTCTTCTGTGGCGTCGATGGCAATCAGCGCATCGTCGCCCCATTGTTTGAAATCGATATCCTTCGGCAAAGTGTCGAGTGTGCCATTGATGGCGCCGTTGTCATCTTCATCGAAGTCAGTTTCTTGAATGCCGGATGCTAGCCCAAGTATCGCTTGCAACAGGTAGCGCCGGCCGTAGGAAACGGCGCTGCCGATTTTCTGCTGGTTGGTCATGTCGTCAACAATAAGCGGCCAGCCAAATTCTGCCGGCTGCCACGATTCGCCGGAGCTATGCATGATGGTTGCGCGCAAGTGCCAGCCCCGGCCTTCTTCAAAGCAGACTGGCATGCTGATGCCTAACCCGTGATCTGTTGCTGCCTTTTTGACGAGTGTCATCATGGCGCCAACGCTGGAATATTCTGAACGCTGGCCCTGCTTGTCCTTTTTCAGATCGGTCAGGCTGGCTTGAAATGCCACAAGCGCTTTGGCTATCTCTGCCGGCATCATCGGCTGCATTCCATTTTGCCAAGCATGGTCAGCATGTAGATAGCCGCGTTGCGGCCGGCTTTTGTTTTGCGGGTTGCGTTTGTTTTGACGATTAGCCCTAGCCGTTCACAAGCAACACGGGCAGGGCGGTAGCTGTTGCCTGTCATGTTGCTGGCCTCGCAGCCCTCTTCATCAGTCAGGCCATCGCGCTCAGAAAGCGCAGCCAAAACCTTGACTATGTTCTTTCCAAATTTGGGCTTGGTTTCCGCAGCCGAAGCTGCACTGGTGGGGCTGTGCGCTTGGTGCGGCGGCTCAACAGCAAATAGATCGTGCATCATTTCTGTTCCTTCAGTTGATTTATGATTTGGTAGATTTCATTCAACAGAACCCCGCGCGCCAGCGCGTCTTTCTGCAATTGTTCAAGCTGGAAGCGCAGACGCAGAATTTCGGTTTCAAGGTCTGTCGCGCGTTTGCGTGTCATAATTCTGATCATCAGGCTCTCCAGATTTTGTGTGCTTGATCCACCAGCTCCGGCGCCATGCCTTTCCACAAATAGGCGTGTTCCCACTGGGGGTCACACAGGCGCAGTAGCTCTTCGGTGGTAGGTGAGGCAGCCAGCAGCCGTTCACGGCGCTTGCATGCCTCTACAATGGCCGTAACGCCGGCCTGTAGCTGTTCGAGAGATGGTTTGAAGACGCGGTAACCAAGGCGGTTCGCGTAAACGATTGTCGGCATGATTTCGGTGATGTGCCAGTAGCCGGCGACTTGCATCAGGTGATCAAAGGTGATGTCGTTGGGCAAGCTGTTGGCTGATGGCTTGTCAGTGTCTGCCCGGCGGTCCCACTTGGTCTTCAGCTCCACTCCCCCTTCCTGATAATCCGCGTATCCAAGATAGCGCAGCTCGACATCGTCAAATTTGCCGGTCAATTTTTTCTGGCCGGTGATCCTGTTGGCGCCGGCCATGGCCTCGCGCAGCCCGTCGAGCGCATTGCGGCACACCAGCTCCAGCTCACAGTGGTCGGCGTCTTTTTTCGGCACGGTGCCTTTGGCGGTGTAACGGGGGTTGAGCTTGTGGTCGATCTCACGCTTGTCCGCCGCCGCGTCACGCCAACTGCCGCCGTGAAAGCCATGCATATAATTGACTGCATCAGAATAGGCGTCAGCGGGGTTGGCATTGTTGACTAGGATGTCGGTGCAGTAATCTTCAGCCGCCCGGCCAGCGCACATCACCGGCTTGTCACCGGATTGCTGCTTGCCTCGACCGTCGATGTACACGCCGTGCAAATCTATGAGGTGTTGCGCTTGCTTTTTGTCGCCATCGCGCTTGCCGGCAATGACAGACTGCGCTGCTTTTAGCGCCGGCCGCACAATACATTTTTCGTAGAAGGTAAACCCGTCAGGGTTGCTGGGCTTGCTGTGATGAAAATAATTGTGGCGCCGGAATAGCTCCACCAAATCGCGTTTAGAGAAACCGCTAAAAGACATAAAACCGCTCCAAAAGGTTGGAACGGTTTTATCCTAGTGTGGTTTTAGATGTCAACAGACATGACATTAAATGTTGTTACTTAATTAAATCCATGCCTTTTGTTTTGCGCCGCGCGTTCATGTTTGTAATCAGTTGCATAATTTTTTCGTTGGATTTTGGGTGCAGATTTGCCGGTACAAATTTAACGCCCCAATGCTGCGGCTGAATAATATAGCTAACAATTGGCGTTGCCCAGTGGAGATCAAGATCACGAATGATTGAATCATTATCGGCGTAGAAAGGCACTAGGCTATACAAATGCGATCCAGCTTGTGGGTACAGCAAGCCGGTATAAAGATTTTCATCCACCGTCCGCACAAGGCATGGCCGCATAAATGCCTCAGGTGGCACTGTGTTTGCAAAGCACGGCTTGGTTGAAAATAGTTCAATCGCACCGTCAACCCACTTGTATTTTCCCTGATATTTTGTTGGAAGAGTGACCTTAGCGCAGCCCAGATTATCGTCAAAATTACCATGAACGTAAGCAACTTCTGCGTCATTTGGACATATGCTTTGTTTATACACGATCGGCCCGTCATCACTTTCACAAGTCGCATCAGCTAACACTGGTATCGGCGGCGATGTGTAGATTATATCCAATGTGGTGCAGCCAAGGATATCCGCATAATCCTTGATGTCGTGCATCGACATATCGATTTTATTGTGCTGATGGCGTGACACTGTTTCAGGCGTGACACCCTTTTTGGCGGCGATCGTCTTGATCGATTCACTCGGGTTGTCGCGCTTATAGCGATCAATCATCTGCTTTAGATTGTTCTCAATCATGTCCATGAGAGTAGCCTTTGTGACATTAAATGTTAACAATATATCTGATGTATTGCTGTTGACGCACTATGTCAAGCACTATACACAGAATGCATGACCCTTGATCAATTTCGAAAATCGAAAGGCTGGAGCTACGCGCAGCTAGCCCGTCTTACAGGATGCAGCCACGCCACTGTCGCAAGGCGGTGGTGCCTGCCAATCTCACATCCGGCCAAGTCGGTGCCGGGGGTCCGCTACATGAAGCGGATCATTGCTTTGAGCGATGGAGCGGTACAGCCGAATTCGTTCTACCCGATCGGCCTCAATGACTGAGGATGAGCTGCAAGACTATGTAGTGCAGTGGCTGGAAGCAGCCCTGCCCATGGGGTCTGTGTGGCACCACTCACCAAACGAAGGCACCCGTCACATCGCCTACAAAGTGCGGCTGAAAAAGCTGGGCACCAAGTGGGGCTGGCCCGATCTGGAGCTGTTTGTCTGCGATCACGGGTGGCATGAATTGTCACAAAAAGGCCCGATCATGGTCGAGCTCTC